GCCTTTGGGCGCAAAACGCTACATGGTGCAAGAACCGAACGCACTCAAAGCAGGTGGACAGGCATACGATTTCAGTTTAACCGTTTCGGGCGTAAACAAGAAAGCCGCAATACCGTATCTTATTGAAAAGTACGGCGAAAACGGGATATTCGATGCGTTTACCAATTATTTGGATATACCGCCGCAAGCAACGGGCAAGAACATACATACATACATTGACTACGAGATACAAGGCGAGATAACCGACTACAAAGGCAGCACGGCGCACTACAACGAGCGCACGGGCGTACATTTAGAGCCAACGGGGTATAGCCTTTCCCTTTCGGTTATGTATCTGAATTATTTGCGAGGTATCAAATTTAAGGACTAAAATAACAAGATTATGACAACAAGAAAGACAAAGACAGACAAGCCGAAATTTTACGACTTGAAAGCGATTTTAAGCAAGAACGCCGATTATAACGTGATATTTGGCGAGCGTTCCAACGGCAAGACTTATGCAGCCTTAAAATATGGTTTGGAAAACTATATAAAGACGGGCAAACAAATGGCGTATATACGCCGTTGGCGTGAGGATTTGAGGGGCAAACGTGCCGAAAGTCTGTTTGCAAACCACGTGGCAAACGGGCTTATTGAGGAACTGACAGAGGGCAAATTTAACGAAGTTTTCTATATGTCGAACAAATGGTTTTTATCTTACTACGATGCAGAGAAAAACAAGCGGACACCCGACTCGACCCCGTTTTGTTACGGGTTTTGCCTTTCAGAGCAAGAACACGAAAAAAGCAGCAATTACCCGAATGTCACAACGATAGTCTTTGACGAGTTTCTGACACGGCGGTATTATTTGCCCGATGAGTTTATGTTGTTTATGAACCTTTTGAGTACGATAATACGCCAGCGCAACGATGTTAAGGTTTTTATGTTGGGCAACACGGTAAACAAGTTTTGCCCGTACTTTACTGAAATGGGTTTGAAGCAAGTGCCGTTTATGGAGCAGGGAACGATAGATATTTACAGATTTGGCGAACACGGCGCAGTCGTGGCGGTTGAGTATTGCAGCACGATAGTACAACACAAAGCCAGCAACAAGTATTTTTGTTTCGATAATCAAAACTTGCAGATGATAACGGGCGGCAAATGGGAACTTGCAGTATATCCGCATTTGCCTTGCAAGTACAAACCGCAAGATGTGTTGTTTGTGTACTATATCAAATTTAACGATGTAGTGTTACAAGGGAACATTATACAAGTAGGCAACGAATGTTTCACGTACATACACGCCAAGACAACCCCGATAAAAGATGAGGGAAACAGCCTGATTTATTCTTTGGAAATGAACGGCAAACCGAACTACAAACGCAAGTTATTAAGCACGGCGAGTTATTTGGAGCAACAAGTAGCGAGGTTTTTTGCGATAGACAAAGTTTTCTATCAAGATAACGAAATTGGCGAGATTGTGCGCAACTATTTAATTACGAGCGCAAAGACAAATATAGTCACTTTGCGTTGATGTTTCGGCGTGTTGGTACAAATTTCGTGCCAGCACGCACGTAATATAAAATAAAAACACTACCTTTGCAATAGAACTTAAAATTTTTATTTTATGGACGCAAATACTATTATTCAGATTGTTTCAAGTTTGGGTTTTCCGATTGTGATGTGTGGGGCGTTGTTTTGGTACATGGTGAAACAGCGTGAAGCGCACAAAGAGGAAACCGACCATCTAAAAGACACTATTAACGAAAACACGAAAGTGTTAGCCGAACTTACAACGCTTATTAAGATTTTGACAAATGAAAAGGAAAGATAACATTTACAGTCTGTATCAAAAACAGATTAAAGACAAAGATACCGCCGTAACCGAATTTATGGCGAACACTTTGGCGAAAACACAAAGTATGTTTGAGTACGTGGGTTTGCCTGAAAGCATACCGCAAAAAGATTTGGAGCGGCTTTTGCAGACAACGGGCAACGCCTTTGTTACGAAAGTTGACGGCGTTTTGTACGCATTGAGCGGCGGCAAAGGCGGTACACCTGACGTTTACGGACGGGCAACGCTTTACACCGTGGCGAACCCTGCTTTACAGTTAAACAAAACCTACGATATACAAAAAGACGGGGTTTTGATTGAGAACGACACCAACGGCGAGAGCCTTTTGCCGCTGATTGGGCGTTATGCGGTTTTATATACTGACGGGCTTATTTCGTTGAACACCGCCAGCGTGTTAACCCGTATTACTATGCTGATAAGTGCCAGCGATGATAAAACGAAACAGAGTGCCGATGAGTTTTTGTGCAAGATACAAGACGGCGAGTTTTCAATTATCGGGGAAAACGCTTTTTTCAAAGGCGTAAATATGCAGACCGCACCGACCACAAACAGCGTGTACATTACGCAACTTATTGAATTAATACAGTATTACAAAGCGAGTATGTACAACGAATTGGGGTTAAATGCAAACTACAACATGAAACGTGAACGCCTTAATTTGGGCGAGGTTAGCATGAATGTAGATGTACTTTTGCCGTATGTGGATAATATGTTAAAAGAACGACAAAATGCAGTTGAAAAGATTAATAAAATGTTTAACACCGAAATTTCGGTTAAGTTGGCAAGTAGTTGGGGTTTGGAACGTGATAATTACAACGCTTTGGCGGCTGATTTGGAAATGGAAAAGGAAAACCCCGACCCGACAGACGAACCCGACCCGACAGAGGAAACAGACGGGAACGATACCGAAACAGAGGAAACAGAAGAAACGAAAGAAACTGAAACGGAAACGGACGGTAACGATACCGAAACAGAGGAAACAGAGGAAACAGAAGAAACAGAAGAAAACAAAGACGATAAGCGATGAAATACAGCGAACTATTTACAACGGGTAACGGGATATTCGCAACCGTTTTCAAAACTGAATACCCGACCGAGTACGCCGCTATTTTCGGCGATACCGACCCGACCAAGTTAGACGCTTACGCCTTACTGATGTACGGCGGCAAAACCGTTGTAAGCAGCATAACCAGCGACAACGCAAGCGAGGTTGTTTCGGCGGTGATTGCGGTAAACGTGCAAGGCTGGGAACGTGAAGCGGCGGCGATGTTAGCCGATTACGATGTACTGACACCCGTCACGGGGCAAATTGAACGGACGGAAACCGTAACTTTGCAGGAAAGCACCGACAACACCGAAACGGGAGCAAACAAGGCGTTTAACGACACGGATTTTTCAGACAGCGACCGAAAGACCGCCAACGATGAAAGAAACCTCACAGAGAGCCGCAAAACGACCGAAACGAGCAAAGGAACGGGCGCAAGCAAATCAATTTCAACCGAAATTGCAAAAGAATTGCAGTTAAGGCGTGATAATTGGAGAAAAAACATTATCTTTGCACTTGTAAGAGAGATAACAACGAGTATTTACGAATAACTAATTTTAATTTTAGCAATATGGAAGTAAAACAGATTCACAAGCTTATTAACAGCGTATCAAGCGAAGTATTGGGTAAAACCGATATTGTTGCAGAGGATTTGACAGGTATTGTGGATTTAGGCACGGAAGTGTTTAACCAAAATGCGGTAGATAATTACGTTAAATCACTTGTAAACCATATCGGCAAGGTGATTTTCATAAACCGACCTTATGCGGGCAAAGTGCCGTCTGTGCTTATGGATGCGTGGGAATTTGGCAGCGTGTTGGAAAAAATTAGTGCCGATGTACCCGAAGCCGAGGAAAACGATACGTGGAACTTGAAAGACGGACAGAGTTATGACCAAGATGTTTTCCACAAACCGACCGTTACCGCAAAGTTTTTCAACTCAAAGGTTACGTTTGAAGTGCCCGTATCAATCACCGAAAGGCAGGTTAAGGAAAGTTTCAGCAACGCCGCACAACTTAACGGCTTTATTTCGATGATTTATGCAGCCGTTGAAAAGTCAATGACTATCAAGGCAGACGCTTTGATTATGCGCACAATTAACAATATGATTGCGGAAACCGTGTTAGCTGATGCACAAGCGTTTGGAGCAACTGCGGCAGGTGATATGACAGGGGCAGACCTTTCCAGCGCAAGCACTTCAAGATGCGTAAACCTTTTGAAGTTGTACAACGACAAGACAGGGGCAGAAACACCGCTTACAGCGGCAAAGGCGATAACCGACCCCGATTTTATCCGCTTTGCGTCTTACGTTATGGGCACGTATGCCGACCGTCTGCAAAGCATTTCGACCGTGTTCAATGTGGGTAAAAAGGAACGCTTTACCCCGAAAGATATGTTACACGTTGTACTTTTGTCAGACTTTGCAAAGGCAGCGCAAACCTATCTTTATTCCGACACGTTTAACCGTGGCGATGTACTTTTGCCGCAAGCCGAAACCGTACCTTTTTGGCAGGGCAGCGGCAAGAACTACGAGTTTGCCAGCACGGGTAACATTAATATCAAGGAAAGCGGCGGCAAAGCAGTTGAAATTTCGGGCGTGTTGGGCGTGATGTTCGACCGTGATGCGTTGGGCGTTTGCAATCTTGACAGACGGGTAACGACCAATTACAACGCAAAGGCAGAGTTTTTCAACAACTATTACAAGTTTGATGCAGGGTATTTCAACGATACAAACGAAAACTTTGTAGTATTCTTTATTGAGTAACTCAATAGGTATTAGATTGTTTAACTTTGGCGGTGTGGGTGCAGGTGAAAGCGCACCGCACCGCCTTTTTTCTTTGCAGATATGACAACGATAAACTTTTATTCATACAACGGACACCCGAACACGGTAAACAAGCAGTTGGGCGACTTTACGGCGATTGAGGGAGATTTGCGGCAAACTTTCGATGTGTTGCGCCCGACCGTTACACTACGAAAGCAACCCCGACCGACTTTCAATTATTGCTACATACCAAGTTTGGGGCGTTATTATTTCGTGGATAGGGTAAGTTTTGAGGGAAACAACGCCTACGAACTTACGTTGCGTGTGGACGTGCTTAAAACCTACGAAAGCGAGATTTTGGAGGCAACGGGGCGTGTATCTGAAAGCGACAACCCCGACCCGTATATTTCAAACCGTGAAACGGTTTACAAGCGCACCCCGAATTTCGATAAAGTGCCGTTTGCAAATACGGGCTTACTGAATGAAACGGGCGGCATTATTATGGTAACATTAAAAGGCAACGAAAATGACACCGAGCCGACCGTAACAAACAACATAACCGACTTAGATGTTAACACGCCCGTTGTTATTAGTGGCGATGTAGTGGAGATACCCGAAACCATTACGCCAACGGTTACTAACAACATAGCCGGCACAGAGGAAAACCACGAGTGGGACGGTAAAACTCTCACCATAACCGTAAAAACCCCGTCTTATATTAGTGCAAGACTTGATAAACCGCAAGTGCATTACACCAACACGGGCGGCGAGCCGATAACGCAAGATATGCAGGTAGAAACCACGTCAACACGAGTAACGGCAACCGCCGTTATTACTGAGTTGGGCGGCGATTATTCGGTTACTGTTACGGGCACATATATACGTACTTTGCCGCTTAAAAAGTCGTTAACGAATTGCACGAGCAAAGAACCGTTGCCCGATTATGTGGATTTTGACAGCCTTATAACGGTGGAACTTGATGCGAACCCAAACACGGAATTTCACACGGACGAAACGACCTATTTAAGCGTTACGGCACGGGCAGGCGGACGGGAAACTAAAACCCCGTTTACGATTTCGAGCGACAAGAAAAAGGCTACAATTTCGTACCAGCTTGCAAATAGCAGCAAATATAGTCGGGTTAATATAGTGGGCGAGTGTTTTCCCGTTGAGGTAGTGGGCAAACAATACGGCTCTATTAACGTGTATCTTGTAACGCTTGATAATCTGAAAGAATTTGCCGCAAAGCGTTATTTCACGGACGGCGGCGAATATGTGGATTTGGGCGAGTATGTTAACCGTATCAAAAGAATTTACACGGATATAACGCCGTTTAGCACTGATGTAATACGATGCGGCAACTTTAATACGGGCGTTTCGTGCCAGCAACCAGCGCAAGACAAAATAACGCTTGATTTCGGCACGGCGGTAGTACCAGCGCACAATGAGGACAACACCGACTACGAAAGCGAAATACAAATCTTTTTGCCGTTTGCAGGCTTTGTAAACCTCAATAATGATTATGCAGGCAAAACGATAGCTTTGCAGTACGTTATAAACGTGGTAACGGGCAACGGGGTTGCACTTTTGAGTTGTGACGGCGTTGTATTTCAAGTTGAGGAAACCGAACCGAGCAGCGAAATAATATACCTTTCACCAAGCACCCAAGTTAAAACCGTTGGCGGCGATGATTGGAACGAAATGTTATATTACGGGTTAGAACCTTACATTTACTGCAAGTGGTACGAGAGCGCAAGCAACGGGCGAAACACCGACCGACAAACGGGCATTTTAGGCGATTTCAGAGGGTTTAACGTGTTCGATGATGTTACACCCATACACACCGCCGAAATGCTTGCAGAAGAGCAAGAAATGATATACACGGCTTTATCTGACGGCGTTTATATTGAGTAACCCGAATAAGTGCAAAAGAAAAGGCGGCAACTTGATTGTTACCGCCTTTTCTTTTGCTTGCTGATTGTTATTTGTCCTGCAATGTTTCAACACCCGTTAAACCGATGTACAAGTTTGTGGGGTAACATTCGCAAAAGGTTTTGAAACGCCCGATAAGTTTTTCAGCCGCTATAAAGTCATAAGCTTGATTCTTGCAGACGCACTCTTTCGCAAACTTGATGCGTGTATCACGGTTAAATACGATTTGATTTTCCAACATATCGGCAAGCGTCTGCATACTTTCGGCAACGCTTTCCAAGTTGGTACGAATTTCGGGCGCATTTGCAGCCAAAAACTCAATGTGTTTCTTACTTTGCAGCACCAAATTTTGCATGGCTTTCAACACTTTTTGATTTTCGTAAATTAAATCTGTTGTTTTCATTTTGATAAGTATTTAATTGTTTAACACGGTGCAAATGTACGCAATTATTTCGATACGCAAGCGGTTGGCGTGTTATTTTGTGTTAAATTATTCTTTTATGATTATTTAACATTGTGTTCCACGTGAAACAATTTATTTTGTGTGTCGGTGTGGCG